TGCGTTGCTGTTCATTCCTGACTACTGCTAACTGCTTCTCACGCTGGCTCTGTTCAGCTACCGCTACCGCATAACCGATAGGGTCTGTTTCCTTTAAAACTTCTAAGTCCACACCCTGATGCTGTTGCGTAAGGAAGCTATCCAACGCTTGCAACTTCTGGGCGTATGCCTGTCGCTCTTGTTTTACATACTCTAAATGACTACGTTCAGCTTCAATCGCTTTACGTTGTTCAGCTAGAGCCTGAGACTTTTTAGTGTAGTCCGTACCTTGTTGATAACCCTTGATAAGTTCGTCAAGTTCTACCTCAACTTCCTCACCAGATGCTTTGACTTTATATCTAGGCTTTGGTTGTTCCTCGGATTCCTCCTCAGAATACTCAACTTCATCAGTCTCTTGTTGGTACTCTGGTTGACCTTCGGCTTGGCTGTTATCAGCTTCCTCAGAATCACCCATCATGCCCTCAAACGCTGAAGCGGCTTGGTTTACATCTAGGCTTTCACTCCCTGTTGGGTTGGTGTTTTCCATTTGTCATCTCAATAATCGCTAGACACCTTCTAGACGGAGGCTAGGGTAAACCCTAGAGAATCTTCCACTTTTTTTCCTTAATCACAGTTTCCGAGGCTAAACCTTCTAGGTGTCCTGTAATCAATTCAATAGTCTTTATGTGCTGATAAGCGTTTTCACGCTTGTTAATTTCACCTGCACTTGTGTTAATTATCACACTAATCTGTTCTTTTTTCAAGTTATCTATAACTTCTTTGAAAAAGTCATCATTTAGTAAGTTTTTAGCCCATTGAGCCAAGATGTGTTTGTCGTTATTCTGCAAGGATAGCCCTATTAGTCCAATAATCTGTTTTACCGCCACCACCGCCACCGCTATCGCCAACAGGGGTGAACAAGTTAAAGTAACTGTTACCTCTAGCAGTACCTAAGTCAGCAATTGGGTTAAAGGTAGAAGTACCACCGCTAGACATAGACCTGATTGTGGAAATAGCCTCTTGGTCACCAAGTTCAGCAAGAACCCTTAAAGTATTTGCATCCATGCTGTCATAGGCAGCCCCTGCCCTTCTTCTGCTTGCGTCAGCAGTATTTGCTAGGTTGGCAGCACCTAATAGACCATACTCAGAAACAGAGCCTTCTGGTGCGTTTAGCAAGCCATTAACAATGTCGCCTAGTGTGTAGCCAGTTAGATTGCCAGAAATTTGATTAACAAGATTTAAGGTTGGGTTTGTCAGTCCAAGCAAAGCGTTAACTGTCATAGGTGTATTGTCTGAAGCCAAGCCTAGACCTGCTGCTATGACGTTCCCTGCTGGCCCTGCTGCCAACATCGCTATCTTTGTACCCAAGTTAAGAACATCTTGCTCTGTCTTAATGTCAGCAGCAGAACCAATTAGGTTAAGTGCAATAGCTGTTTTAACTAGGTCTGAGTTACCCGCTAAAGCAGCTATCGGTGCTACTGTACCTGCAACATTGGCTACATCTGTACCTGTGACATTAGTTCCAAACAAGCCTCTATCTGTTGTGCTACCAGTAGTTCCACCAGTTATGTTAGAAAAGTCATTGTTATAGACAAGAGTGTTATCAATGGCTGTGTTACCAGTAATCTTGCCTGTATCTACATTGGAAATCTTAATTTCGCCAGAATCTACACTTGCTGCTGCATCTGTATTCTTAACTGGTGTCATTGGTGTAGGCAGAACTCTAGGTTGAGCCTGTAGCAACGAACCATAAGCAATTCTAGGTTGGTCAGGTAACTGCTCACCCAATGTATCTAGCAATGAACGTGTAGGTAAAAACCCTAACTGTGGTGCGTATTGGCTTTGAATACCAGAAATAATGTCCTGATAAGAAGCATCTTTAGGATTACTTCCACCAACAATCCCAAGCAGTTCTTGATAGTTCATGGTCTTATCACTTAGAAATCATGCTTAACACATTGTTTAATGATGGCGGTGCTACTTGCTGTGTTCCAGTTGGGTTATAGAAAACACCACCCGCATTGTTTGTAATCCATGACATATCAGCATCAGTCAATCCAAACTTAGATTGCATAGCAGGTGCTGTAAGTTGATTAGCTTGAGTCAATCTATTGAACTCAGGCATATTGCCAGAACGATAGGCATTGTATAAAGCCGCCTCTGGTGCTGAATAATCAATGCCTCCAACAGTAGTGGGTCTAGCAGAATTAGAGTTAATCATGCTAATAATGCTTTCCGTAGTAGGGCGACCAGCAACCATCTCACCTGCTAAACGCTTAGATTCTGCAAAGGAGGGGAACAACTCACGAAATTGACCAACTGGTGCTGTTTGTGTTGCAACTTGGTTTTGATTACCCGCAATGGTGTTAATTATTCCTGTAATTCCTGTGTTTGTTCCTGTTGGAGAGTAAAACTTACCGCCAGCGTTATTTGTAATCCATGCAATGTCAGCATCTGTTAAGCCAAACTTAGACTTTACATCTGCACCAGTTAACTTGTTAGCCGCCAATAGACGATTAACTTCAGCTATGTTTCCACCACGATAAGCGTTATACAAAGCCGCATCTGATGCTGAATATAACTTATCACCAATTTTTACAGAGCCATCAGCATTGACTACTGCGCCAGCAGCATAGTTATTAACACCTGCATCCAATAAACCTTTAGATGCGTTTAAAGCATTTACTCTGTCAATCTCATCAAGACGAGCCTTTTCAATAGACCACAACCTATTTGCTTCAGCCTTTTGTGCAGGAGTTGCAATGGCATTAAATGCTTGTGATGTAGAGTCTGTTCCACCCCTAGAAGCCAACTCACCTAAATAAGTTAATGCTGTTGGATTGTTAATGTCAAATCCAGCAGAGTACGCAGATAACGCAACAGGCTTACCAGTAACAGGGTCAGTAACATATTGACCTTGCCTAGTCACATCCACTTTAGCCATGTTTTGAGCAGAGTATGGATTAGCTGCATTAGCTGCATCCACTACCATTTGATAGTCAGGTTTACCAGCCACACGATTTGCAATGTAATCAGCAGCGTCATACTGACCTTGAGCATTAAAACCAGCAATAGTATCAAAAGCCGCATTGATTTGAGCGTCTGACAAACCTAAAGATTTACCAGCACTTGTTAAGGCAGCTTGAGAAAGGCTAGGGTTTAATCTTAATTCCTCCGCAAGAGCAGCGTTAATTTGTTCTTGCGTGTACTTTGTAGTCGCCATGATTAACCTCTAATCTCTACGTTGGATGTAATGCCAGCACCAATCTTCATTGCTTTCAATTGGGCTTCTGCTTCAAACTCTTGTTGCTTCAATGCAAAGTAAGCCTGTTGTTTCTCACGCTCAAGTTGCAACTTCGCCATTTCTTTCTCACGCATCAATTGCATTTCAAGAGCAGCCTTCTGTTGTGCCATCTCCATGTCAATCTGCATCTGTTGTTGTTGCATCTGCAAGTCAGCTTGTGCTTTAGCTTGGTTGGCTTGTATCTCAGCTTGAGTCTTAGCCATCAATGCCTGTATCTCTGGAGGCATCTGCTGTTGTTGTGGAGGAGGATTCGAGAGCATCTGGTCTTGCTCTGGCGTAATCGCTTTGTAGAACTCAGCACTATCTTTAAAGCCAGCAATCTCAACCATGCGTCCCAAAGTGCCACGATACTGAGCAGGTGAAACGTAAGGATTGGCAGGGCCGTACTGACCAATCAACTGCTCTTGTTTAGCAAGAACCATCGACAACATAGCCATCTGCTCTTGTCTGTTACCTGCGCCTAAACCTACGTTAATAGACACATCGTATTGGTTAGCCCATGTTCTAGGGTCAAACTCTACAAACTCACCACGCATACGAACCATTCGTGCTTTGTCTTGGTACTTACAGAGCAAGTGCAAGATGCCTTGGAACAAAGACTTAACGCCTGTCTCAGCAAAGATTCGAGCCATCAGTTCAATCTTACCTGCGCCAGCTTGTTGCATAGAAGCTACCGCAGCAGCAGTTACGTTCTGCAATACAGATGGGTCTAGCCCTTGTGAGGCATCAGACACGCCTGTACGCTTGGACTGAATTGTATCCAGATACTGAAGCATTGGGAAAGCCTGTGCCGCCACGTTCTGTACAACCAATTGAGAAACAGCATTAGGAGACTTAACACGAATGACACCACCTGCCGTAGATGTAAGCAGGTCATCTAAATTTGCTTGTCCTTCTACGGCAACTACTCTGGCGTTATTGGTCAGATATAAGTTATCCAACATCTGACGAGTGATAGTGGTCTTGATTAACTGTAGGTCAACTGTTCTGTCAGCTAACGAGTTACCAAAGAACTTATGCGGAATTGGAATAGGACAGATTGAGTGGAAAGGAACATAGTCCACTTCCTCAACCATTTCCTTACCTTTTTCGTCCTCAAGGATTTCATTAGAAGCGTAGAACACTTGAACCAATGAAGCAATGCCTTTGCCATCTATATCAGTTTTGACATAGCACTCAAAGACCTCAATCTCTTGCATTGAGGGGTCATCTGTCTGAACTTGGTAAGGTTGCTCACCAGCAGAGAACCGAGCCACACGCTCTGGCGTATAAGCCAAAGCATCACCCATCTGCAAGCCTTCTACCTGCTTCTTGTTAAAACCCATAGCAATCAAGGTGCTACGAGTTAACATCTGTCTGTGGGCTACGAATGGACTATCAGCAATAGTTCTAGCCTTCTTGCTAATCAAGAACTCCTCTGGAGGGACGTTCTCAATCGTTACCTTGCCTGACTTTTTCTTTTGCTGGACAACTACGTTATGAGTAGCACCCATCACAGGCATACCCATAGGGTCTATAACTGGCTGACCCATTGGGTCAAATATTGGAAACTCTGTCGTATCTTGCTCGACAATCTCCATGCTCTCATCACTCATCAGCATTGCTAACTCATCGTTAGACAAGTCAAAGTAACGCTCTTTGGTTATGTCTTCTTTGTCTTCCCAATACGCTTTTAAGATGCCATTCTTCTGTAAGAGTGCATCTTTGAACCAATCATGGAGAATGGACACGCCTTCGTTATCACGAGTAAAGACCCAATTACAGTAGTCTGTCGCCTGTTTTGCGGAGGCTTCATCTTTCGGGCCTTGTGGCTCAAAGACTACGATATTGTCTGAGCCTGTGAAGATACGAACTAAACTAGGTAGCGCACCATCTATCGCCTCTGCAACTTCTCCAGTAACGATTTGAGACTTACCCTCAACCTCATTACCATATGGCTGTCGTAGATAAGCCTCCAGAGCCTGTTTGCGTTGTTCAACAGTTTCGCTTTCAATAAATCCAATTGCATCGTCAATCTCTGCTTGGATTATCGACATTAACTCGTTCTGTGCCATGCTTGTCCTTTGGAGGGCGTCCCATTCGGGGTTTATCCAATTGTAACTCTTTTACCATATTTTCAAGCATTTCGATACGCTTTTCAAGTTCTTTTACTTTAGGTGCTAGATTTACACCCTGCATTTGTACATACATCAGACAATCCACTTCGGAGTTTGGTTAATAGGCTTAGACCATG